AAACATGGGAGGAAGATGATGAATGTTGATAGCGATAAACCAAGATACATAGAGTGTATTTATGAAGCACCTATTACCTTTGACTTAGAAGAACTAGGTATTGATTGGGACAATGTCAAAGACTACTACATAAAGTATGGGACTTTGTATGTTGAGTTCAAGGATGGAACTTCACAAGAACATGAAGGGAATCAAGGAGAAACTGATTGGAAGTGGTCAGTAAAAGAAAATATATTAACAGAAGGTTGGGACTTAGTGGAGGGATTGAACTGATGAATAACAAAACATTATACAAAAGACTTGATGAGATATGTGCAAGAGAACACATAGTAAATAAATTATCAGCTAATAAATACAGAACATTTGTCGACTTTTTATATGATGACATAAGAACGTGGGACGAACCAATGAACGTATCAGAAGTAGATATAATACATAGGATAGGAGAGCATCTAAGCTACATGGTGAGCCGTTCACTAGCTGATACATGCACAGGTACTACCTATGACTAACAAGCTCTTAGAAAGGCTTAGAAATAAATAACAAATAATGCTTGACAGCTAACAAAAGAGGAGTAAAATACTTATAAAGTTTAAAACATATATATAAAAATTATTTTTAATTTATTTATATATTCTTTTTTAAAAAGTATAATAATAGTATGACACAATATAATGATGTAGTAGAACTACAAAAAATAAAATTAGAAGAAGAACAACTTGATAAAGATATAACTTTTATAGAGGTTAGTTATAGAAATGGTAAATGGTACAGAGAAATAACAGGCTACAAAAGTGGTAGACGAGTTGTAAAATATAACGACAAAAGAAAAAAGGAGAAGGTAACTTATGAATAAACAAACCATAATGATAGGTATGTTAGTGGTAGGGACATTTGCTTTGTCTTGTTACACAGTAATTAGTAACGATAACGAAATGAAAAATCTTAGTAGACAAATGTACAAACTTAAACAAGAACAATCAGCAGTAGCTAATAAGATAGATGCTTTATTTGATAACTATAATGCTATTGATAACGCATTAAGTTTCTATGAAGCTGATACCAATATGAACTTAGAACAGATAAGGGAAACTCTACTTGTGTTAGATGAGCTTGGAACAACTGACACTATGTTAATGAGTAGGTTAGAAGTTATCCACGAAAGACAAGAAGCACAAATACAAGAACTATCAGAAGTAAGACAAGAGTACTCAGCAACAGGTGGTTTTGGAGTGCTGACAGGTGAGATTGTTTTAGGTAAAGTACCTGAACCTGTTGAAGTTCCTGTGGTTGTAGTAGAAGAGCCAGAGCCAGAGGTTATTGAAGAGCCTGTAGTAGAGCCTATAGTTTACTCATGCCCTCGTCCTGATAGGTCTGTGGACTTTGGAAGCTTTATAAATAAAATATCTTTTAGTAGAGACACTAGGTTTAGTGTAGCTTTTGATATACAAAATCAAGAGATTGTAAATGTAGAGTTCTCTAAAAGATTGAACAGTAAATTAACTAAAGCTGTAGTTAAATATCTTGACAAGTCTTTAACAAAAGATAACGATGTCAAGGATTGCAGTTTACCATTTGCAATAGAGGTATAATATGATGCCAGAAATAATAGCCTTTATAGTTATAGGTTCTTTTGCAACCTTCTTTCTGTTTGGATTAATCTTAATGTTAATAGATAGTGAGAAAGCTTATAATGAAAAGCACAAAAATAAATAAGAAGACAAAAGACTGGTACTTAAAATGGGTAGCAAGTTGTTTTATAATACTTGGTATCTGTTTCAGGTCAACACAACAGTTTCCAGAAATAGATTTAGTTCTAAGCTTCATAGGTTGTAGCTTGTGGACTTGTGTAGGTTTTATGTGGAACGATAGAGCTATTATAATGTTAAATGCAATAGCAACATTTGTCCTATTAACAGGAGTAATTAATTTAGTAATGGGTATTTTATATGTATAATGTAGGAGAAGGCGAGAAAGAATTTACAAAGCTAACACCTGATGAGTATAGGATGTTTGATATATGGGTGGCTAAAAACAACGAAGCACTATATGATAATAAGATTGCATACGAAATAAGGTGGGCTAAAGACAAACATTTTTATGTTAAGTTACTTGATGAAAGTATTATAACAATGCAAGATATATTACTTGACAAAGATTTTTGAGGGTGGTTTAATAACCAAATGTTTTCAAAGGTGTGTCCAAAGGTGTAGCCCTCAACTAACCTTCCTGAACCTAAAGACATACGATTTAATCGTGCTAGTTACTGGTCTAGTGCCACTAAAACCAGACTAAGTTTTACAAGGTGTTCGAGCTACTGTAAAATCTTTAGAGGTGGTAACGCTTATTAAAGTTGTAGATGAAATGGGATGAGAACTAAACCGATTACCTTCCCTTGTGAATACAGTCTGAATTTTCCTAGTTGACGGGGGGTTTAGCCGACTTAAAACAGCTATAGCCAATAAAGAATCACAGCGAAAGTGCTAGGCATCACTCTAAAGTGCCTCTTTTAACACGAGGGTTATTATGAATTTATATTTTAAATCAACAACACTAGACAAAGAGATAGGTTGGACATGGAAAGACATGGACAAAGCCTACTGGGATACTTGGATACCTAAGAAGTCTGATATAAAAATTATTACAAGACTTAACAAAGAACAAAAACAACAAGCACTTGATGAGTTATGGGAAGACTTGCAAAGCTCTATTCAATTTACAAGGGATAGAAATAATGCAAAACGTAGAGAGAAAAGACTTGCTACCAAAAATAAAAAGTGATACAATCTTTAAACTTATATGCAACAACTAAACCTTTGGAGGTAATAATATATGTATGAGTATGTAGAAGGAACAGCTATGTGGGCTAATGTCAGCACACCAAACACTAAGTTTGAACCACATAAGTATGGAATAGTAGTGTTGACTGATGAAGATACTGCTTCTAGGCTAGAGGGTCTTGGTCTATCAAGGGTAAGAACCAGAGATGGTCAACCTAAATATGATGAACCGGCATTCTCTTTTTCTAGAAAAGTAGAGAAGCATGATGGGACAACTAACTCTGCTCCTAAGTTACTTGATGACGATGGTAACGATATGGATGTTAGTGTTGGTAATGGCTCTGGTGTTACTGTGAAGATTAAACCTTACACAGGTAAGTATGGTACGTTTGCTGAGTTAATAGCAGTAAAGGTTACTAATTTAATTGAATACTCTGAGGGTGGCTCAGACGATAACGAGGAATTTTAATATGATTATTACTATTACAAAAGAAGATGGACAGGTAGTATACGATACTACTATGATTGAAGATGCTCAAGCTAGAGCCAACGCTGATATATCTATCAGTAAAATTGGAACTCTTAATGTAGTTCTTGAAGCACTTAGCTTTGCTTCTGGTACGCATCAAAATAATCTTGAACAACTACTACAAAATGCTGAAGAAGCTGTAGTAGAAACACCAGAAGGCGAAGAGTCTGAAGGGGATACAGAAGAAGTAGCTGAAGAAGATTCAACAGACGAGTCTTAGTACATAGTGAGGGCTAACATGGATAAGACGTGGGATAAACTACATCAACCTTGTCCACTTTGTAACAGTAGTGATGCTGTTGGAATTAATGAAGATGATTCAGCAAAGTGTTTCAGTTGTGGTGAGTTCATGCCAAGTTATACCAATGCGTGTGGAGGAAAGGATATGCAAACAGCAACAACAACAACGACTAAACAACCTGATACAGTGGACGAAGGGAAATTTTCACCTCTTACAGATAGGAAAATATCTCAAGCAACTGCTACTAAGTATGGAGTTAAATGCGTACATGACCTTCAAGGAAATGTAGTTAAGCATTTGTACCCATATTATAATGGACACGAGTTATCGGCTACTAAATATCGTAACGTAAAATCCAAAGACTTTTTTGTTTCTGGAACTTACAACGATACAGGTTTGTTTGGTCAACAGTTATTCAAAGGTGGTAAGTATGTTACCATTGTAGAAGGGGAATGTGATGCTATGTCTGCTTATGAACTCTTGGGTTCTAAGTGGGCAGTAGTGTCCATAAAGCGTGGGGCACAGGGTGCAGTACGTGATGTAAAAGAAAGCCTAGAGTTCTTTGAAGAGTTTGAGAATGTAATTATAGCATTTGATAATGACAAGGCAGGTAAAGAAGCATCTATTAAAGTAGCTAGACTATTTAAACCTAGTAAAGCTAAGATACTGACACTACCACACGGTTACAAAGACCCCAATGATATGCTCCGTTCCAACAGACATAAAGAATTTGTTGAGGCTTGGTGGGCATCAAAAGTTTATACACCCTCTGGTGTTATAAATGTTTCAGAACAACGAGAGAAGTTTCACAATCGTGAAAAGAAAGAGAGTGTTCCTTATCCATATGAAGGATTAAACAAAAAGTTATATGGACTTAGACAAGGAGAACTTGTAACACTTACAGGTGGTACAGGTCTTGGTAAGTCTAGTGTAACTAGAGAACTTGAACATCATCTTATTAAAAGTACTAATGACAACGTGGGTATCATAGCATTAGAAGAAGATTGGAGAAGAACCATTGATGGTATCTTATCTATTGAAGCTAACGCTAGGCTTTATGTTGACCAAATAAGAGATAGGTTTTCTAAAGAAGAACTAGATAAAATGTTTGATATACTTTATGACGGTGATAATAGGAATAGAGTATGGGTACATTCACACTTTGGAACAAATGATATTGATGATATCTTTACTAAACTTAGATTTATGATTATAGGATGTGATTGTAAGTGGGTAGTAGTAGACCATCTACACATGTTAGTTAGTGCTGTACATGAAGGAGATGAGAGACGAGCCATTGATTCTATTATGACTAGACTTAGAAGTTTGGTAGAAGAGACAGGTGCAGGTATCATTTTAGTTTCACACCTACGTAGAGTTGACGGTAATAAAGGACACGAGAATGGTATAGAGGTTTCTTTATCTCATCTTCGTGGCTCAAATAGTATTGGACAGTTATCTGATTGTGTTATAGCATTAGAAAGAAATCAACAATCAGATGATGAAGACGAAGCTAGAACAACTAAGCTTAGAATACTTAAGTCAAGATACACCGGTGATGTAGGCATGGCATGTAGAGTTATCTATGATGCCGAAACAGGAAGACTCTCTGAACTCTCTGATAATGATATAGAATTTGATGGTAGTTTAGATGAGGCTTTTTAGTGCAGTTAGTATTTGATATAGAAACAGATGACCTGAAAGCAACTAAGATACATTGTATCGTTGCTAAAGATGTAGATACTCAGGAGGTTTTTTCATTTTCCCCTGATAACTTACAAGCAGGTTACGAGTTTCTTACAACAGCAAATACTTTGATAGGTCATAACATTATTGGATTTGATATACCTATGGTACACAAGTTCAGTAATGTAGACCTTTCTAAAATTCCAGTAATAGATACGCTTGTTTTATCTAGGTTATTTAATCCGGCAAGAGAAGGAGGACATAGCTTAGAGAAGTGGGGATACAAACTTGGCTATCACAAAATAGATTTTTCAGACTACCTTAATTATTCACAAGACATGATGGACTATTGTATCCGTGATGTTGAACTTAACTTAGAAGTTTTTAAGCAGTTAAGAAAAGAAAGTAAAGGGTTTGATAAAGGTTGTATAGAACTAGAACAAAAGGTTGCAGAGATAATTAAACAACAAGAGGTCAATGGATTTAAGTTTGATACTCAACATGCTTTACTGTTACTTGCTGAGCTGAGAGAAAAGAAACAAGCAATAGAAGATGAGGTGCATAACACATTTAAACCTAAGTGGGTTGATGATAAGTTAGTTACACCTTATATAAAGAAAGATGGTGAACTATCTAAGCGTGGTCTTACTGATGATGAATACAATAGATGTATAACAACTAACAACACAGACCCCTTCATGCGACAGTCTTTACAAGAGTTTAATCTTGGTAGTCGTAAACAAATAGGAGAATATCTTATTGACTTTGGTTGGAAGCCTGAAAGATTTACACCAACAGGTCAACCAATAGTAGATGAGAAAACTTTATCTGCAATCACACACATACACGAAGCTAACTTAATAGCACAGTTTCTTTTACTACAAAAACGCATAGCCCAGATTGATTCTTGGATTGATGCTACTGAAGATGACGGAAGGGTACATGGCTTTGTTATACCTAACGGTGCTATCACAGGTAGGATGACTCATAGAAATCCTAACATGGCACAAGTCCCTAGCTCTCACAATCCTTACGGTAAAGAATGCCGAGCTTGTTGGACTGTTGATGAGGGTAATGTTTTACTTGGAGTTGATGCTTCTGGTCTTGAGATTAGAATGTTAGCTCATTATATGAATGACGAGGAGTACACTAATGAAATCATTAACGGAGATATACACACCTCTAATCAAGAACTTGCAAAGCTTGAATCTAGAGATAAGGCAAAAACATTCATCTATGCACTCATGTACGGAGCAGGAGATGAAAAACTTGGGAACGTGGTTGGAGGAACTACAGCAGATGGTAAAAGAGCTAGACAATATTTCTTTGATAATAAACCTACATTCAAATCTCTTAGAGACAGAGTACAAAGAGCATCTGCAAAAGGTTATCTCAAAGGATTAGACGGTAGAAAACTTTATGTGCGTAATCAACACTCAGCACTTAACACTTTACTACAAGGTGCAGGTGCTATTATAATGAAACAAGCATTAGTTATTCTTTCAAATAGATTAGTATTAGGAACTGTTCCTCATAAATTTGTAGCTAACATTCACGATGAGTGGCAGATAGAAGTTCCTAAATGTAGAGCAGTACGTGTAGGTAGTTTGGCTGTAGACTCTATAATAGAAGCAGGAAAATATTACAATCTTCGTTGTCCCCTTGATGGCGAATACAAGATAGGAGATAACTGGAGTGAAACCCACTAAGAAAGACCAAAAGAAATTTGACCTTGACTTACAGTATGGTGAGATAAGGGAAGATAAAGTTAGAGACATGTTAGAAGGAAAGAAGATAGAAGTTAAATCAGAACGTGGAATGTGGATGAAGACAGGTAACATATGTATAGAGTATGAGTCATGGAACAAACCATCTGGTATCAGAGCAACTGAATCAGACTATTGGTTTCATAACTTATGTGTAGGAGACAATGAGTTTTGTACTCTTGTATTTAAAACAGATGTACTAAGAACTATAGTGGATAAGCTTGATACTTTTAAAACTGTATCAGGTGGAGACCATAACGCAAGTAAAATGTTCCTTGTAAATCTACAAAAATTATTCTCATCAGATGTAATAAAAGCATTTAAGGACTCAGAAGATGGAAAAGAAAACGGAAAAAAAGACTAAAACACTTGACAGTTCTAGTCAAGAAGTATATAATAAATTGTCGGCTAATAAATTTAAGTCGGAATCTGGTCATTGGTATACGCAAGAAGGTGAACCAATGTATACTATCGTTGGTGCTAACGGTAAAGAAAGAAACACTACTCTTAGAGATGCAAGGAAAGAAAACCTAGTACCTTCAGTAACTACTATTCTTAGTATGATAGCCAAACCTCAACTAGAGAATTGGAAAATCAATCAAGCACTTAACTCTGCTCTTACTTTAGAGAAAGATTCTTTAGAAACTATTGAAGAGTTTGCATACAGATGTAAACAAGATTCTAAAAGAATAGGTCAAGAAGCTGCTGAAAAAGGTACAAAGATTCACGCCATGATTGAACGTGGTTTTCTTGGTGAAGAGAAGACAGAAACATATTGTGTTATTCAAAACTATTTAGATGAAATGTTTCCTGATGAAGAGTGGATAGCTGAAGCTTCTTTCTGTGCTGATTTAGGCTATGGTGGTAAAATAGATTTGTATTCTAAGTCTGGTATCTTTGTAGACTTTAAAACTAAAGACAACTTAGAAGGTAAAGAGCCTTCTAAATTAGTATACGATGAACACGGTATGCAGTTGTCTGCTTATGCACAAGGCTGTGGCTTTGATGATGTTGAAAGAGTATCTATCTTTGTTGATAGAGAAGATACAGAGCTTATAGCTTGTCATATATGGGATAAAGAATCTCATGCAAAACACATTGCTATGTTTAATAGTATTTTAACTTATTGGAAACTTGTAAAAAATTATGAACCAAAAAAAATCTAAAAGCTTAAGACGTAAAGCAGAAAAATTATTAATAGAATGGATAAGAACTATGGTTCCAGACGGTGAAGATGCTGATAAGATTAATAAGAAAAATTTACACGAATTTTTACCAGAGCAAACACATATCTTTGCTAACAATAAATTTATGATAAGTGCTTATAGTCTTCGATGGTTTTATAAACAGGTGAAAAGAAATCCTAATATAACTTTGGAAGAAATAAGTGGCTAGAAGAGTACCTAGAAAAGCAAGACCAAAGAAGACTAACGTACCTAAAGGTTACGATAGCTTATGGGAACATTCTTTACATGAAACAATACTTCAAGACTGGAAACACCATTGGGATAATATTGATTATGTAGTTAAACATAAGTATGAACCTGACTTTGTTAAGACAATAGATGGTAAAACAATATTACTAGAAGCTAAAGGTAGGTTCTGGGACTATGCAGAGTATAGTAAGTACATACATATTAGAGAAGCTCTTAACTCAGACTACACAGAGTTAGTGTTTTTGTTTCAGAAACCTTTTGCACCTATGCCACAGGCTAAGAAAAGAAAAGATGGAACTAAAAGAACCCATGCTGAGTGGGCAGAAACAAACAACTTCACATGGTATAGTGAAGAAACATTGCCAAAGGAATGGAGGACATGAAATATAAATTTAACGAAGACCAAGTGCTGAGAGAAATAAGAACTTATATAGATAGAACTTATGAAGCTCACTATGGTAACGGTAAATACCAAGCAACAGATATGATTATAGATGCCGGACACGGAGAGAGTTTTGGTATTGGTAACATTATGAAATATGCTATGAGGTTTGGAAAGAAAGATAACAAAAAAAAAGAATTAATGAAAATAATACACTACGCTATCATAACTATGCACGTGTTAGATGAGGAGAAAGATAATGGTTGAAGATAAGATAGGTAAAAAACCTTACTTAGGAATTGTAATAGATTATGGTAAAGAAAAACAGTTTGATAAATTTAGTATTGATACATTAAAAGATAGATATTTCTGGGAGAATGAAACACATGCACAAGAAGCACTCGCAAGAGCCTCCGTCTTCGGAGCCACCTTCAAAGGTGAGACTGACTTTGAACTTGCTCAAAGACTTTATAACTACAGTTCCTCTCGTTGGTTCATGTTTAGCACTCCTATACTTAGTAACGGAGGAACGACTCGTGGGCTTCCTATCAGTTGCTTCCTTAATTATGTTCCTGACAGTCGCAGTGGCTTATCTGCTCATTACGATGAGAATATTTGGCTCGCAAGTTCGGGTGGAGGCATTGGTGGATATTGGGGAGATGTTAGAAGTAACGGTATATCTACTGCTCATGGCAGTCGTTCTACTGGTTCAATTCCTTTCATGCATGTAGTTGACTCTCAAATGTTAGCATTCAATCAAGGTACTACAAGGCGTGGTAGCTATGCCGCTTACATGGATATTAGTCATCCAGAGATTGAAGAGTTTATTAACATGCGTAAAGAATCAGGCGGAGATATTAACAGAAAGAATCTTAATCTTCATAACGGTATAAATATTACTAATGCTTTTTTACAGGCTGTAGAAAATGACGAAGACTGGAGACTAATAGACCCCAAGACTAACGAAGCTGTAAGGGTAATCAACGCAAGAGATTTATGGTGGCAAATAATAAATGCTAGGGCAGAGACAGGTGAACCTTACATGGTAAACATAGATACATGTAACGAAGCATTGCCAAAAGGACAAAAAGATTTAGGGTTAAAAATCAGACAAAGTAATTTATGTTCTGAGATAACACTACCAACAGATGAAGAACGTACAGCAGTATGTTGTTTATCGTCTGTTAATTTAGAACACTTTGATAAATGGTCAAAGGATGATATGTTTATATCAGATTTAATAACAATGCTTGATAATGTTTTACAACATTACATTGACAATGCAATAGATACAACGCAGTTAGGAGAATACAGTGCAAATTTTAAACGCTTTAAAAAATATGTTAAAGAAGGTCAAGAGGGGTATACAAAGTCTGCCTACTCAGCGTATAGGGAACGCAGTCTCGGTCTTGGTGCTATGGGTTTTCATGCTTATCTACAATCTAGGAGCATACCTTTCGAAGGTATTTTTGCAACTGGTTTCAACCACAAAGCGTTTACTTACATCAAATCCAGAGCAGACGATGCAACTAAAGAGTTGGCTGTTGAAAGGGGTGAGGCTCCTGATATTCATGGTAGTGGTAGGAGGAATGCTAATCTCCTTGCTATTGCTCCTAATGCTAGTAGTGGTATCATCTGTAGTGGGACTTCTCCTAGTATTGAGCCTTACAGGGCTAACTGCTATACTCACAAAACTCTATCCGGTAGTTACCAAGTTAAAAATAAATACTTAGAAAAGCTTTTAAAATCTAAAGGATTAAAAGGTAAAGAGTTAGAAGCTATGTGGAAAGATATATCAGGTAGCGATGGTTCGGTACAACACTTAGATATACTTAACGATGATGAGAAAGAAATATTTAAAACTGCTAATGAGATAAATCAAATATGGATTGTAGAACATGCCCATCAAAGACAACAGTTTGTGTGTCAAGCACAGTCAGTTAATTTGTTCTTTACTTTACCAAAAGCTACAGAGCCTCAAGATGTACACGATAAATACATGCAATATGTAAATGATGTACATTGGTACGGTATGAACAAACTTAAATCACTTTACTATTTCCGTTCAAACGCAGCTAGGTCTGTAGAGAATGTGAATGTTAAAGTACCTAGAATAAACTTAGAAGATACAGAATGTATCGCATGTGAAGGATAA